TTACTTCAGGTTCGTCTTGGGTAGATTTGTCAGGCATTCCAAGCGCTGGTAAATATAGCCTATCAGGCGGATTAGACGGAGCCGACGGAGCTGCGCCAGAATATGTCGCTGCATACGGCGTGTTCGGTGATAAAGACACTATCCAGATCGACTTCTTGGTTCCACCAGCGGGCGGTGATGCACTTACAATTCAACGCGAATTAGTAAGTATCGCAGAACAGCGCAAAGATTGTATCGCAGTCGTTTCGCCTGCAATAACTGGTAAACCAACTGTCGTAGATTCAATGCTTAATCACGTAGAATTACTATCGCAAAACTCATCATACCTAGTTGTCGACGGCAACTGGTTGAAGGTCTATGACAAGTTCAACGATAAGTACGAGAACATTCCAGCGGCATCATCAACTGCAGGCATCATGGCTGCAGGTGACGTAACAGATGCACCTTGGTTCTCACCAGCAGGTTCACGTCGTGGTCAATACTTGGGTGTCACTGACATTCTAGTCAACCCATCTAAGACAGACCGTGACCGTCTATACAAAGCAGGTATTAACCCAATCGTCAGTTTCCCTGGCCAGGGCATTATGCTTTATGGTGACAAGACTCACTTATCGCGTCCATCTGCATTTGATCGCATCAACGTACGTCGTTTGTTCCTAGTTCTAGAACGCGCAATCTCTGCAGCTGCAGAGAACGTATTGTTCGAACTAAACGATGAGTTTACTCGTGCAGAGTTCTCAAACATCGTAGAACCATTCCTACGTGAAGTTCAGGGTCGTCGCGGTATCACCGACTTCCGTCTTGTTTGTGACGAAACAAACAACACGCCAGAAGTTATTGACCGCAACGAATTTATCGCATCTTGCTTCATCAAACCAGCACGTTCAATCAACTACGTAACTTTAAACTTCGTAGCTGTCCGAACTGGTGTTGAGTTTGAAGAAGTCGTCGGACAAGTATAAGGAGAATTATAATGTCATTAAGAGTAGACGATTTTAAAGCAAAACTAAAAGGTGGCGGCGCACGTCCTAACTTATTTCGTGTAACCCTAAATTTCCCAGCGTATGCTAGCGGTAACGCAGAATTATCTTCATTCATGTGCAAAGGCGCACAGTTGCCTGCATCAACAATCAATCCTGTCGAAGTGCCATTTCGTGGCCGTCAGTTGAAGATTGCTGGTGACCGTACATTTGAGGATTGGTCAGTTACAGTAATCAACGACACAGGTTTCGAAGTTCGTAACTCAATGGAACGTTGGATGAACGGAATGAACGGTCACACTGCAAACTCGGGATTCACAAACCCTGTTGCATATCAATCGGATTTAATCGTAGATCAACTAGATAAGGACGGTAGTGTACTAAAGAGTTATAACTTCCGCGGCGCATTCCCTAATAGTGTCAGCGCAATTGACCTATCTTACGATACAACCGATGCAATTGAAGAGTTCGAAGTAGCATTCTCAATTCAATACTGGGAGTCAAATACCACTAGTTAAAGGTATTATAAGTAAGTTTGATGGGGGTGTTTACTCACCCCCAATTTATTATAAGAGGATTCTATGGCAGACGAACGTAATATTTTTCAGGCATTCGGTTTTGAACTAAAACGAGTTCAGGGCAAGAAGGGTGAAAGTGATAAGACACCGTCGATCGTCCCGAAGGTCGATGAGGATGGTGCTGGATATGTCACAGCTTCCGGTTCATACTTTGGTCAGTACATCGACATGGACGGTGGTGCTGCTAAAGACAATGCAGATCTAATCCGAAAATATCGTACAGTAGCAGAACACCCAGAGTGTGACGCTGCAATCGAAGATATCATTAACGAGTCAATCGTTTCCTCAGAGCTGGAGTCGTCAGTCTCTATCAACCTAGACAAAGTCGAAGCGCCAGACAAAATCAAGAAAACCATCACCGAAGAGTTCGAAGAAATCGTTGGAATGCTCAACTTTGAAGAGCACGGCCACGATATGTTCCGTTCGTGGTATGTCGATGGTCGTATGTATCACCACTTAGTTGTTAACGAATCTAATATGAGGGCAGGTATTCAAGAGATCCGTCCTATAGACGCAACTAAGATCCGTAAAGTCAAAGAGGTGAAACACAAAAAAGATCCGAAGACTGGCGCTAAGTTAGTCGATAAGGTTAACGAGTTCTATATCTACCAAGATAAGGGCGGCGCTTCTACAGGCATCAAGTTAACGCCGGACTCTATTTCGTATGTCACTTCAGGTCTATTAGACACGTCGAAGAAACGTGTGCTATCGCACCTACAAAAAGCAATTAAGCCGGTAAACCAATTAAGAATGATGGAAGACTCTCTGGTCATCTATCGTTTGTCTCGTGCACCAGAACGTCGTATTTTCTATATTGATGTGGGCAACTTACCAAAGGGTAAAGCAGAGCAACACATAAAAGACATCATGTCGCGTTATCGTAACAAAATCGTTTACGATGCGAACTCTGGTGAAATCAAAGACGACCGCAAGCACATGTCAATGCTCGAAGACTTCTGGTTACCGCGTCGTGAAGGTGGTCGAGGGACAGAGATAAGTACTCTGCCAGGCGGCGAAAACCTTGGTCAGATCGACGACATCATTTATTTTCAAAAGAAGTTGTACCGTTCATTGAACGTGCCGCTGAATCGTTTGGAGCAGGAGACGCAGTTCTCTCTAGGACGAACGCAAGAAATCAATCGCGACGAAGTTAAGTTCCAAAAGTTTATTGATCGACTGCGCAAAAAGTTTGCGCACCTATTCTTGGGCGTCCTAAAGAAGCAGTTGATCCTAAAAGGTGTCTGTACTGAACAGGATTGGGAATCTTGGAAGACAGAGATTCAGATCGACTATATTAAAGACAACAACTTCGCTGAGATGAAAGAGGCGGAGTTATTGCGTGAGCGTCTGCAGACTATGGACCAGATCACTAACTATGTTGGGGAATACTTCTCGCGTACGTGGGTTATGAAAAACGTCATGATGTTCGATGAGAAAGACATCGAAGAAATGGTGAAAGAAATTAACACCGAGACAGAGGCGTCCGGTGGTGAAAATGAAAATGAAGGTGAATAAAAGGTAAATTTATGAATGATTTAGATGCTGTACTAGACCAAGAAGAAGTTGTAGATCAAGAAGTCGAGGTTGCTTCTGAGGAAGAGGCAATCGATCCTCTGCGCAGTTTTGTTGACTCGCTACAACAAGGAGACTTTACAAACGCAGAATCTTTGTTTAAAGACGTGTTGGACGATAAGGTACAGGATTCATTAGACGCTGAGAAAATTGCGGTTGCTGATCAGATCTTTAATGGTATTGAGCCGGAAGAGATGGATCTAGAAGACGAAGTTGAGGTTGACGATACTTCCGACGTTGAATACGGCGAAGAAGCTGAAGATTTTGGTTCTACAGATTCTGAATTGGAAGAAACCGAAGAGTCGTGAATATAGTTAAAAGCATGTGTCACATATGGATAGGGCATTTAAGCCCACCATTGCAGTGGATGGATACATGGAAAGAAAAACACCCCGACTGGGACTATTATATTTTTACAGATGAGATGTTACGAGCCAGACAATGGCACAATCAACATCTAATCGCAAAGTATTATAATCAGGGGGCGTACGCAGGTGTTGCGGATTTAATCCGATATGAACTACTGTATGAACAAGGTGGGTTTTTACCGCCAGCTGATGCAGTTTGTTTACGTAATACGGATGAACTATTCACTGCGCCTGCGGATCATGCATACACTGTATTTGAGAGTGAGACTATTGTGCCTAACTTTATCTCACCGATACAGGCGTGTAATCCAGAGAATACGTTTGTGCGAATGTTGATTGACGAACTGCACAAATTAAGACCGGAAGACTTGGACCCTAAACCGTATAAGTCTACGGGTAATGAATGGTTGTCACAATTTGTACCAGATAAAGAGAAACACAAACTGGTAATATGGCCGTCACACTATTTGATACCGAGACATTTTAAAAAGAAACATGTCTATTATGATGGCCCAGATCCAGTTTATGCTGATCAAATGTTCGGTAGTACGAAGCATCTTTATCGTAAATAACAAAAAGTTACATTTAAAAAACTTTTTTGTATAAATACATTCTAAAGGAGACTTAATGTGAAAACTTTTCAAGAATTACGTGAGGCGAAAGATAAGGTCGTCTTGAAGAAAAAGATGTCTGGTTATCCGGTAGTCATCACTAAAACTGCAAAGGGTTTTCATCTGTCAATCGATGGAGATTCTGTTGACACATTTAAGTCACAAAAAGAAGCGGAGTCAACCGCGAAACAAGTCCTTAAAGACTTAGGAAAATAAAATGAAACTGATTAGCGAATACGTAGAAAACGATATACAATGCATCGTTGAAGCCAAAGAAGATGGCGGCAAGAATTTTGTTATTGAAGGTGTATTTGCACAGGCAGAACAAAAGAATCGTAACGGACGTGTTTACCCAAAACAGATTATGGAATCTGCTGTAAACAAGTACGTTGAAGAACAGGTTAACAAAAAACGCGCCGTGGGTGAATTGAATCATCCAGAGGGCCCAACCGTTAACCTTGATAAAGTTTCTCACCTCATCACAGACCTAAAATTGGAAGGTAATGATGTGGTTGGAAAGGCACAAATATTGGACACCCCAATGGGCAAGATTGTGAAAGGTCTCTTAGAAGGTGGTGTACAACTAGGCGTGTCAACTCGTGGAATGGGAAGTCTTGAGAGAAAAAATGGCGCAATGTACGTCAAAGAAGACTTTATTCTTAATACGGTAGATATCGTACAAGATCCAAGCGCACCAGAAGCATTTGTTAATGGGATTATGGAAGGTGTAGACTGGGTCTGGAATAATGGAGTACTTCAACCTCAAGTCATTGAAGATATAGAGACTGAAATTAAGCAAGCACCAATTGCACATCAACCTGAAGTGCAAATGCGTGAGTTCAAGAATTTCCTCTCGTTAATCAAATCTAAACTATAAGGAGTCACTATGACTGATTTAAATCAAGGTGAAATCCGCGATCTAGATGTTGAAACAAACGAAATCGTGGAGGAAACTCTCGAAGAAGCAAAAGCTCCTACAACTAAAGGCAAGGCAAAGGAAGATCAACCTATTGATGAACCTGAGTCAATCGCCTCTGTAGATAAAGCTAAAAAGGCAACTTCAAAGACTGCTCCGCCTAAAACAAAGGCAGGCATGGTTAACGCCATGTATAAGGCTACTTCTAAAATGAAAAAAGAAGACCTAACAAATGCATACAACAAGTTGTTTGCAGAGTCTGTTGAACTACTGGATGACGTTGAAGACGCTGACACATCTGCAGAACTATCTGCAATTGTTGATGGTGAAGCAACTCTATCAGAAGAGTTCAAGGAAAAGACCGCAATCATCTTTGAGTCTGCAGTTAAGTCTAAGCTTTCTGAAGAAGTAACTCGACTAGAAGAGCAGTATGCTGAAGAGCTTGCTGAAGAAGTCGAAACAATCAAAACCGACCTAGTCGGTAAAGTTGATTCATACCTAAACTACGTGGTTGAATCTTGGATGGAAGAGAACAAGTTGGCAATTCAGAACGGTCTACGTACTGAAATCGCTGAAGGGTTCATGAACGGAATGCGTGATCTATTCGTAGAGTCTTACGTTGAAGTTCCAGAGTCTAAGGTAGACCTAGTTGATGAACTTGCAGGACAAGTAGAAGATTTAGAAGAACGTCTAAACTCAACTACTGGTGATGCAATTTCACTTGCTGAAGAACTAGAAAATTATAAGCGTGAAGCGATTATCGCTGAAGCATCTCGTGATTTGGCAGACACACAAGCGGAGAAGTTAGCAGATCTTCTAAACAGTGTTGATTTTGAGAACGAAGAATCATTCGTTACTAAAGTGAATACAGTTAAAGAATCATACTTCTCAAAAGAAATTCCAGAGCAACTTGAAGAGTCAGCTTCAGAAGAAGCTGAAGAAGAAGTAGAAGTATCACAATCTATGGAAGGATACTTGAGCGCTCTACGTAAAACCTCTAAGAAATAAGGAATCTAACAATGAACAATTCATTCGATCAATTGATTGAGAAGTGGGCGCCAGTACTTAATGAAGAGTCTGCTGGTCAAATCACCGATCATCACCGTAAGGCAGTTACAGCTGCTATCCTAGAAAACCAAGAGAAGGCACTTTCAGAAGAGCGTGCTGCAATGGGTGGTTTTCTAACAGAAACTGGTCCAACTAACAGCGTCGGTAATGCAGGCGTTGCTAACTGGGATCCAATCCTAATCTCACTAGTACGTCGCGCAATGCCAAACCTAATGGCATATGACCTATGTGGTGTCCAGCCAATGTCTGGCCCAACTGGTCTAATCTTCGCGATGAAGTCAAAGTACAACGGTATGGACGGACCAGAAGCATTGGGTCTAGACGAGCCAAGTACTGGATTCTCTGGTGGTAAGCCAGGCGCTGTACCACCATACTCAAGCGGATTTGATAACGCTGGTGATGCACCAACTACACAAGCTTCTGGTTTCGGTGGAGACTCAGATACTTTCACTGTTGTTGATGCAGTAGGTCGTCCAATGTCAACTGCTGCGGCAGAAGGTCTAGGTCGTGACACAGGTGCTTTCCAAGAGATGGGTTTCTCAATCGAGAAGACAGCCGTCACTGCAAAGTCACGTGCACTAAAGGCTGAGTACTCACTAGAACTAGCGCAAGACCTAAAGGCAATCCACGGTCTAGACGCAGAGACAGAACTAGCAAACATTCTGTCTACAGAGATTCTTGCTGAAATCAACCGCGAAATCGTTCGTACAATCAACTTGCAGGCTAAACTTGGTCTACAAGAGTCTTCAAACGTTACTAACCCAGGCATCTTCGATCTATCGACAGACGCTGATGGTCGTTGGTCTGCGGAGAAGTTCAAAGGTCTAGCAATGCAGATCGAACGCGAAGCAAACCGTATCGCGAAAGACACACGTCGCGGTAAGGGTAACATCATCGTATGTTCATCTGACGTTGCTACTGCACTTGCAGCTTCTGGTCAGTTGGACTACACTCCAGGCGCTGGTCTATCAGTAGATGATACTGGTAACACATTCGCTGGTACTCTAAACGGTCGTATGCGCGTATTCATCGATCCATACGCAGACATCAACTACTGTACAGTAGGTTATAAGGGTACTAACCCATATGACGCTGGTATGTTCTATTGCCCATATGTACCACTACAGATGGTCAAGGCAGTTGGCGAGAATGATTTCCAACCACGTATCGGGTTTAAGACTCGTTATGGTATGGCTGCGAACCCATTCATCGGCACACTAGATGGATCTTCACGTGACATCTCTGCGACAACTGGTTTGAACACATACTACCGCATCTTCCGCGTCGACAATATTCTTGATCGCGCAGGTGTTTAATAAAAAGAACTAGTCTACTAGTCATTTTGGGGAGTCTTCGGACTCCCTTTTTTTATGCGTATAAATAAAGTGATAACGAGGACTTATTATGAGTTTAACTAACAACAAGAACTTTTTGCAACCGTCAGGATTTCGTATTGTAATAGAACGAGAACAGTATGCAAACCTTGAGTTCTTTTCACAGTCTGTTACACATCCCGGCTCTACAGTTAATGCTGTAGAAATTGGTATACCTAGAATTCAAGGGTTTCCGGTTTCTGGAGACACTATCAATTACGGCGATTTGTCCTTAACACTAATTCTTGACGAAGATCTTTCTGCATATAAAGAAATGCAGACTTGGTTAGAACAATGTGTCTATAACAAAGGCGAGACTGTGAATCATGATGTGACCGTTATCATTCTCAATAGTCATAACAACTCGTGTGGCAAGATTCGATATAAGAACGCTATACCAACACAGTTGGGCTCTATTGAGTTTACGTCGACTCAAGGCGATGTGACATACATATCCTTTGATGTGACATTTAGATTTACAGAATTTGAATTAGTTTAAGGAGGTCATAATGGCACAATATAGCGCAAGGAGAGGCATACATTTAAGCGGCGGAACTCG